TCTTTTTTTACCCATCCACGCCGTTTGACCGACACGCTCAAGGTGCGGCGGATCGAATACCACCACCGGGAACGAGGCATCAGCAAATGGCAGGTCGCGGAAATCAGCAATGAGATCAGGTCTAATAATCAGGCGGCGGCCATCGCACAGCTCATGCTCTTCGCTACGGATATCAGTGAAAAGCGCGCGTGTATCGCGCTTGTTAAACCAAAACATGCGGAAACCGCAGCACATGTCCAAAACAACATGCTCAGTCATACCAGGCCTCCAGCTCGTTCCGAATTTCTTCGTCAATCTCATCGTTGATAGCGAATTCTCTTAGGTAGTCATTGGCCTTACGCTTGTACTCGTCGCGGTGTTCGTCATACCACTGAGCAAATTCAGGAGACCAGCCATAGGTAGACCCAGTTCTGTCGAATCGCGCCATATCTTCAGCCATACGCTCAACCATACAGTCGGCGGTTGTAATGCCACATTCACGGATATAGCCGCGCAGGTCACGCTTACGCCAGTACGGGTTATGCTTCGAATCACATATGCCCTTAAACTCAACCTCCCAGCGACGGATGCAACGTGCATTCAGTGATTTGCTCATTGGGCTTTCTCCTCCACCAGCTCTTTCCATTTTTCCTCAAGGTCCTTACGGGCCGCTGACTCTCCCTCAGGCGGGAACGAAAATCCCGCGCGGCGGCCGGGACATCCGTTAGAACAACGAATTTCTGCTGAACCCCAGTTCATTCCCCGACTGCGGATCCTGACAGAGGGCGGCAGACCGCATTCAGGGCATTTTGGTAAATCGTTCACCACGAAAACCCCTCTGGCAGATCGGCGATGCGGACACCATTAAGCGCCGTCAGCACTGGCATGGTCAGCATAAAACCTTTGGTCACAAACACGCTCACCACATCCCCAACGGTGATGTCTTCCTGAGCGATATATCCGCCGCCTGGGCCACGAGTAGAAACCACCAGACCGGCCCTGCGCAGACTGGCAAAAAGTAGTTCAAGGTATGACGACGACAGGTCTGTTGATTCTTTCAGTCTCTCCAGCGAAACCGGTTCACCAGACTGAATCGCAAGCAGCTGGTGTAAGGCCACCACGGCGGCCGATGCTTTTTTCATGGACATCAGATATCGCCTCCGCTCAGAGCCTGAAGCATGTCTTTGTGGCGACGCAGCTCGCGAACGGCACCCTGAAGTCGCTGCAGTTTCGATAGCTTCGCTTTAGTGCGGCGGATTTCGGTCGCGATATAATGGGATGACGGGATAAGCAGGTCATCCGGACGGCTGACAAACACCGGTATGTTCTGAATAATCTCAGCGGTGGATGTGCTGGACTGCACCGCAGCTTTTTCGCTGACCTCTGGCGCTGGATCCTGCTGATCGGGTTTAGTTGTCATTTCACCCGCCAGGCTCCAGGTGATGTTTTTCCCGTCCACATGCCGCAGGACCAGACCATCCTTGCACATTGCGCCCAGCGATGCATTCAGGGCTCGCGGGCTTTTACCCAGCTTTTCTGCGATCTGGTTGGCGCTCATAACCCCCTGCCCTTGCATTGCTGACAGCACCTTATCCACCAGCGGTGATACCTGCTTTGGTCTGATACGCTTCGGCTTATGCTCCTTCCCGGTAACAACTGACCATGACCCATCGAAGAAATCGCACAAACCCTCTTCTTTCAGCTCGCGGAGCATTTTCAGGGCCTCTACGGGTTCGATATCGAGGCGGGCAGCTACATCGTGATAGGTCGCTTTATCCATTGCTTTCAATGCGTCAATTACTGATTCCATAATTTTCTCCTCAAAATTCACTTAACAGGTCTCAGGTGGCTAACGTTTCCGCGATAGCTCTCCCAGTCAAAATTCACCCAAATGCCGTTATCCATACGCAGGCGATCGATAACCCTTGCTCCAAGGGTCTCTACCAGCGCGTCGTAATTCAGGTTGGTCAGCACCCCCACCGGCCGCATGGCCGCCAGGCGGCTATCGATAATCTGGTTCAACAAAACTTTCTCGCCGCGGCTGTCGCGCTGAATGCCTACCTCATCGAGCACAAGCAGATCCACTTTGCAGAGGTCATCCAGCAGCGCAGCTTCTGATTGCCCTTCGTCATAACAGGCCCTAGCTCGCAGGGTCAGATCCGGTACCGTGACAATCAGAACCGTTCGCCCCTGTTTCAGCAGATAATTTCCGATCGCCGCTGAAAGGTGGTTTTTCCCCGTGCCGGGCTTTCCGGTAAAAACGAAGCTCGCAAAGCCGGTTCCAAAATTTTGCGCATAGCTCTTTGCCATGCTCAGTGCGTGACGCTGGCCGTCACCATTCACAACGTAATTCGCGAAGCTGCAGCTGCGGTGCAGGTTCTGAATCCCGGATCGTCCGAAAATTTTCTCTTCACGAGCCTGCTGGTTGAGCTTATCCACCTCAGCAGCGCGCTTTTGCCCTTCCTCACGTTGCCAGGCCATAAGCTCAGCGGCGCTCTTGAATTTGGGTTCTACGCCAGGCGGAATCACACGGCGAAGACGATCGAGAATGGAACCTGCGTTATGCATGCTTACCCCCTGAATCCTGGCGGAACGGTGTTATCCGGACGAGAAATCTGATTGATATCCCGCCCTCCAGCCTGATACTGCCCTGCCCCTGGTTGGGCCAGTCGAAGAATTAACTCATCCCATTTTTCGCGCAGTTTGGATGGAGACATCACGTTCCGGCACCAGAACGGATCACGCTGTACACGCGAAAACATTTCACAGATTTGCTTATGCGTTCTGCCGTCAATGGCACACATCAGCCGGATTTCGTTGGACCATGCTGCCCAGTTCGGCTCTTTGGGGCGTACCAGCTCGCCGTCTGTTTCGGCGGCTTTCTCGTACAGTTTGACGATCCGGTTCCACATCCACTGGGCACAGGTAAGATCCTCTTTGCTTCCCCACTGCCGTTTTCCAGCATGGGCAACGACCGCCTCCGGATGACGTTTTAAAAACGCCTCTTTGGTCAGCAGTCCGTCCGGCAGCAACGCGTCCGGACAAGAAGGGTTTTTATTCTCTGTAGTAGTCTCTGTAGTAATCTCTGTAGGATCGAAATGGGTTTTGCCTTCCCCGCGGGCTGGGCTTTCCCCAGTTCCCGAACAAGGCATTCCCTTGTTACCGGATTGGGCTTTCCCTTGCTCCCGAAATGGGTTTTGTCCATTTGGTGTATTATCAATAACTTGCGTTAACACCTGATCCACGCGCTCAAAATTAACTTTGAAGTAAATCCGGTGCTCAAGACGTTTATGCGTTTCCACCAGCACCCCCAACCGTTTAAGCTTTTTACGTGCAGTAAGTTGCTCTTCGTAACTCAGACCGGTTTCCGCCTGAATTTCATCGGAGGTTTTATGGACCCCCAGATCAGATGTGAGCTTGTCCATCCAGTAGGTCATCTGGCAAAACAGAACTGTGGCGCTAACTCCGCCCAGGTGTTCGGCCAGTGCCGGGTAATAGGCAACTGGACGACCGAACCCGCGAATAATGTCAGATGGATTCATGGCTTCACTGACCCTTACGCCGCGCGATGGCAGTGCATGATTTGGACTTTCACGCCAGCCAGCTGCGCCAGCGCATCGATCGCTTCCAGAGTCTCTCGCCTGATTACCGGTTGCGGTTTGCCGGTGAATACCGCGTTGGTGGCTTCGATACACTCTTTGTTAACCCTGGCAGCACGGTAAAGCATGCCGTCTTTCTGCTCCAGTTCGTTATCGATGGCGGTGCGGATGGCATAGCTCAGCGCTTGCGCCTGCTTGAGATAATTCGGCGTATCGTTACGGAACGCGCGCTGAATAATCTGCTTGTTGTTGTGCAGCCTACGAGCGTACTCGTCAGGATCCGTCACGTTATCCAATGGCAGAAGCAGATCACCGAAATGATGCGGCGTTATCAGCTGCGTGACCGTCTTCCAGCCCTTTTCCTGAGCCCAGGACTCCAGCTCGCATGCCAGCTTTTTGATTTCCATCAGTCAGACTCCTTCTGCGCGCGTGGGATATCCTGAACAGGAATTCCGCTGGTAGGAGTTGGATGCAAATCCGGACGTAACTCGTGAGGGGTTACTGACCAGCCGCCAAATTCACAGAGTTTTATCACTCGCTCACTGGGAACCCTGTTTCGGATAATCCAGTTAGCTACCGATTGTGAGGATTTGAAGTTGAATTTTCGGGCGACGGCCGAAACAGAACCAATCGACCTTACTGCCTTTTCAGTTATGTTCTTGTATGAAGTAGTCATCGTGTTCTCCTGAATGAGTCAATGACTGCAATATACTACATAAAGTAGAAAATACAACTACGAAAAATAGAAATGACTATAAACGCGCCGTGCCTTACTCTTCTACCTATGGTAGAAAAAGCGAATAAACATCAGGATTTCGCGAACCGGCTGACCGAAGAAATGCGCAGACAGCGCCGTTCCGTCAAGGATCTAAGCCAGGCTTGCGATGTCACATATGAAATGGCTCGTCGTTATACGCTGGGCACGGCAAAGCCACGCGATGAGAAATTGCAGAAGATAGCTGACTGGCTGAATGTCCAGGCGGCATGGCTAGACTATGGTGAGGGTGAGAGTGCACCAGTTAAGCTTCCCGACACAGAGTTTCCGGGCTTACCGTTACCGACCACAGAACCAGATACAGAAAGTGATACTGAATTCAGTGAACTAAGCGAAGACGAAAAGAGACTGGTTCGGGTGTATCGACAGTTCCCAAGTGTCGAAGCCAAGAACATGCTACTTGCTTTCGAAATGCGCTATAAGCAGCTGTATGATTTCTTTCTGAAGTACGCCAACCACCCGCAGAAGTAAAAAACCCTCTAAATAGCCCGGTAAAACCGGGTTTTTTTACGCCCTCAAACACTACCAAAGATAGCAACCATACTTTTAATTTCTACTTTTAGTGTTGACACATCTACTTTATGTTGTATTCTCTACTCAACCAAGCACAACAGGTGCGACAGGTAAACGTTCCGCTGGCCGGCGATAAGGCAAACGAGGGTGATATGAATAACGCACTGAAACTAGCAACTAAGTACGCAGGGTTCGCAAGTATCGAATCTGATGTTCTCTCGGGTCTCGAAAACCTTGAATTAGCTCGTGTAGCAGTAATTTCTGCAGCAGAACACATGAAGAGCCCGGATCAAGAAGTGGTCTTAGAGGCTTTATCTCTTGTTAAAAAATTCATGCATCAACAGCGAGATGCTGCACGTAGCGAGATTCAGAAAATCCGAGGCGTTCTCTCTGGCGAACTGGAGTCCTATGATGATTGATTTCGCACGCAAACCGGTAAGACAGCAGGCCGTTCGTCTTAACTGGATTACAGCCAGAATCCGCCAGCTCTGTTATTTACTGGCTCAAAAAGGGAACCCTTAACTTTTAAATTTTCACAAGCTAAATAAGCGTTTTTATTTAGCAGATATATAACACTTCCCCAGTCAGATACATATGCCTTAAACGGCAGGTAATTCCGCACCATAAATTAAGGAATGCAAAATGAAAATAGAATTAACAACTGTTGAAATGGATCTGTCAATCGTAAATAAAGAAATCGCGACGTTTAATATTAATGGTGCTATTTCGGGCGTGGTTCATTTGCCAGCTTCTGGCCCTGTAACCGTTGTGCTTGATGGCGGCTATGTGCTCGGCGAATTTCATTGCCCGGTTTGCGCTGTTAAGCACATTAGCTTGCTGTCTATGGATTTCACTGCAGCGCAGAACGCCTGCGGCATGTCCTATTACGACCACAAGCGCCAGTATCTGAACTGATATGGATGGCATCATTTGTCATTGCGCTGTTTGCTGTCATGAATACAAAAAATCGGAAATGCATGAAAGAAAAACGGAGGTATATCCGTATAAGCGCACAATTTATTTATGTGAGCAATGCAATGAAAAAAGAGAAAGGCGAGACGCTTTAAAAATGATAAAGCGCGGCCAACCAAAATCGTTTCATTCAAAATCATCCTTCAAGTATTAATAGAGGTTATTATGTATGTTGAATTAAAAGTGTTTGGCGGAGCTTATTTCCCGAAAGATAAAGCATTAAAAAAACACCCGAATTTAAAACCCCTCGCCACTGCTGTTAATGCTTCTACTAAAGCCATCGCAGAAGCCGTTATTTTCGGTAAGCTGGCGGCCGAACAGCCTGAACATATTGATGATTACTTCAAGGTCAAAATCTGGGAGCACCGCGAAGGTCTTCCCTGCCCTGATTTTGATGTTTTCTCACCTGCGTTTTTCGACAGCGTGGCAGTATGGAATGTGAATGCAGGTGAACCAGCTGCGGCGCCACAGCCAGAAACTGATGAAAAAGCAGACTGGGAGGATAACAAGGCACAGGAAGAAATTAAAACTGTTGAGAGGCTCGACCAGGCATCCCGAGCGGCTTGCCTGGCACTGTTCGGTCCGGTCCCTGGCATCACTACGGCCCAATACGGCCAGATCGTCGACCTGATGAATGATGATGAATCGAGTTATGCCCGCGAACTGGCAGAAGCTCTGGGGAAAGAAACCCGCGCGCTGGCATTGGCACCAGAACGGCAGGAGCAGTTACTCGCGTGGCTCCGTGAGAACACAAAAGAATCTGCACAATGGCCGGACATTAAAAAGCAGATCGCCAAATGGATTGACACCCCTTTAGACAAGCGACCACAGGCTGCCACCACTACCGAAGAAAATCGCACAGACACCGGCTCAACCTTAGGAGGCGGCAACAGAACAGACCGCAGCCCGAACCTGGTACATAACCTGTCCACCCTTCGGATTGAAGTGGCTGTAGCCATTCTGAGCATGTATGACGAGATCGACATTTACTGGATCCCGAATAAATTCATGAACGCTGCCAAAGCCATGGCCGAAGCAGAACAGGACACCCGCTTTACTGCGTGGTGGAAAAAACTGCGCTCTACCCCTGGGATTCTGGACTATTCCCGAGCGGCCATCATCGCCCTGATTAAATCCGCACCGGAAGGCCTCTGGACCGATCCTGTCGCATTGCGTGAGTACATCAATCGCGAGCTGGTTGAATCTGATCATGCACATCCTGACCAGAAAACGATTGATATGGCCTGCCGCCCTAAAGCTCGCACCCATTCTGAGAAAAAAGAAGATG